AAGTTTGTAGGATCAATATTAGATGTAGTAGTACGTCTTAGGTATTCTAACCCATGTCCTACATTCTTAGGATTAGGAATAATTTCTTCATCTGCATCGGAAGAAACTCCGGAGCCGAATAATAATTCAATCCTATTATCATCTCTCACACGTGATACAAATCTTCGAGCAGTTTTTCTTAGTTTTAATATATATGGAACTGTTGATCTATATGATGATAGTTCTGGATCATTAAAAGGTATATTTGCAATATCTTCAAAAATTGTATCCTGAGCTAGATAATCTGTTTCATGCCACTTATTTCCGGCTGAATCTGTACACCCTATAATATCGATTATATTTGTATCAGGCAATATAATTTTATCATATGGCTTTGGATCGTCAAAACTAAAACTTACAGATTTAATTGTACCGGATATTACCTTAACCTGTTTCTTTAACAAATATCGCACAACATTACCACCGCCATCAATTTCATAAACTGTTATTTCTGGGTCTTGAGAAAAATCAACCGACTCCTCTGTATGAAATACGATACCTTTATCCGTCGAAACTTCTAACCCACTTGCAACTGTTAATGCATACGACATATCCGGTACTGCGCTTGCCCCTGTACCTTTCGCTGGCACTAAATGAAATAAATCTACTTTACATGTTGCGGGTGCATTTAATCTTGGCTTATATCCAAACAATTGTGATAACATCAATATATTAGAAGATTCTTCTGCTGTCGACAATAAAGATTCTTTAAAAGAATTATCGGTATAATATGATAACACATCTCCGACATATGAAGACATTTCCATAAACATCATACCAGGAGATGATTCGTTAAAATCTTGATATGTATCTGGAAAATAATTTTTTGCAAAGTTTATTAAATTTTGTCTAAACTGAGCAAAGTCTTTATTTAAGTATTTTACGTCTTTTTTAACTAAGTCTCCCATAAGTTAACCTTTCTTTATTTCTTAATAAGACCCTATACGGCCTGTGTTAAATTCTACACCATTTCCAAATGTACCAACCTGTTGTATTTCTTCACCTTCTTCTACGGACTCTATTTGAAGTGCATTTTCGTTAGCTAAAATATTAATAGCAACATTTGCTCCTATAGTATCAATTCTAAAACTAAGTTTAATTATTATTGCATGCATATCTGCAGAAGATACTATTCCAACATCTTTCAATTTAACATACGGCAACCAATATTGTATATCTTCTTCAATCGTTTCTCGTAATTCACTTCTCATATCTGCTGTATTATTTTCAAACAGTATATTTTGTATACTTGTTCCAAAATTTGGTTGCATATATCGTTCGCCTTTCGAAGTTAGAATAAGATTTTTAAGATTTGATATAACAGCTTCTTGTGTTGTATAAGAAGATTCAAATACACCTTTACCCGACGATGCTGCTGCAGAATATACATCCTTAGGTGATTTCCCTTTAGCATCTTTGTTAAATGGAAATAATATGCCTAATGCAGTATCATTATTTTCAATTGGTTTATATTGGTATATTGGACGAGCCATTTATCACATTCCCTTTTTCTTATCTATTGCTTTCATTAATGCTGAATAATCCTTTGTCATTGCATTTACTGTAGATACAACTGCTTCATTATTCATATCAACCCTTTCTCCATTGATTCCCTTTGTCGCCAATGGAGTATTAGAACTTTGCATACCAAATGCCTCAGCCATGTCGGATCTAAAATTCACTGAATTCCATTCCGCCGGTGGTGTTGCGGCTGTTTCATTTAATATATCATTTAATGCAGTGTTTTTTGTAAACTGCTTTTTCATAACCGGTTGTTTTGGTTGTAAGGGGATATCTGCCACCTCTTGAAGATTAATATCATGTTTTTTAATATTCGCTTCATTTAAGATAGGCCTTAGTTCTTTAACAATAACGTTACGAACTTCTTCCCTAATTACCTTACGTAATAACTTTACGAATCCTTGTGTTTTCATAGTAATTCCTTTTTAATAAATATTGATACGGCCAACTATTGATTATATAACACGGCCTGTTCCAGTAGCACTAGTTGCACCAGCACCAGCACCAACACCTCTACCCGCTTGACTAATAGCAGTACCTGTAGTTGTTACTGCAGTCCCTACTACCGTAGTTACTAATTGACCAGGATCTGTTACAACAAGTCCGGACTTAATATACTTATCAATTGCTATTGATAAATCATTTGCAATCTTATCAATTGCAGCATCCTGATCACCTGTATTATGTTTTTGTGCTAAAAATGCTCGTTTGATATCGTTAAATAAAGTCTTTCTTACCAAACCAGTTCCTTGTAATGATGTATTTTCCATATAATTCCTATTGTTTCATTTGTTTTAATGCTGCCTGTATTTTTTGCAGTTGTGGCAGTGCTGAACTTGGCCCTGTTGGACCTGTTGGGGTAGCATATGGTTTAGCTCCTTGTGCTTGTTCAACACATATATTAATAAATGCTTCTATTTGAGTAAAAAATTCATTCATATCTGTTTGCCATGATGGTGTAGCAATTTTAACATCTTTTTTAGATATTAATAACAACTCATCTTTGCGTGCATCAAATACTAATCGATCAGACCCAATTATTACTTGACCATTTTTATAATTATTTAATGACTTTACTCGTTTTCCAACATTCTTTTGAGAAAATTTTATTGTATCAAAATATTGTGTAGATGTTAAATATATAAATGATGAATCTTTTTTAGGGTCTTCTATAGCATAATATTTATCTAAACTGTTACCAGCTGTTGCTTGTTTAACACCACATGTGATAGAAACAAATGGGTCGCCGGCTTTATCACCCTTCCAAAAAGGCGCTTCTAGATATTTATCCAAATCCTTTTTATGTGTCGACGAAAATCGCAATATGCTACCAAATCGATCGAGATAATTCATATCTCCCTGGAATGGTTGAATGAAAACAATATCCTTTTCTGTAAAACTAATTTGTTCTGGACGTTTTCCTTTCCCAACAACTGCTATAGGATCATTTGCTATTGACTGGCCTTCTACAGTCCCATCTTGTAAAAAAGGTAATATAGAATTGTTAACATTGCCATGTGAATTAAGTACTTGAGTATAATACCACTGATATTGATTACGTACATCGGATGTACCCATTGGCGCACTAACACATAATACTTGTTCACCATATACCGGAATAGGCATTTTATTCGGGTCGGATGGATAGGCATATACTTCTTCATTAAGGAATCGTACACGAATAGTCCCCGGTGGTAACTCATTACCTTGAAGATCTTTAGTCTTTTTGAATTGGGTCGGTAAATGTGTCTCTATTACCTGACCTATCTCTGTCAACGGTGATGCCATTTGTTGCCTCTGTTTCTGGTTTTAACTTTTCTATTTCTGCTTCAGCCTCTTCTAATAAACGTGCTCTTTCTTCATCTGTCAATCCATATTCATTACCTTCATCATCCTTTCCAGATGCAGATACTAATCGTTGACAAACAGCTGCTAATTTAACTAACGCATCATCATTCTTAACAGAAACTTCTAAATAGTCTTTGATCATAGGAACTATGACAGTTGCGTCGCCTGTATTTTTAATCATTGGCTCTAAGCTTTTAATTAAAGTATCAATCTGCCTAGATTTCTTTTTTGAATTATGATAGATATCCTTCATCAAATCAGAAAAATTAGTCCCCTTAAAAAGTTCGAATTCTGTACTCATATAATAGTTCCTTTATTATAAATATAAAGAACTACTAATTTAGATTAGGATATCTTGTTTGCATTAACAATAAACCCAGATTTAGAATATACTCCGTACATCTTAGCATAATCTCTTTTCATTACATTGATAACTTTAGTAATATTTTGAGTCTTAAGTCCTGTTCTTTCTCTTATCAAAATATACAATGCTTTCTTATTAAAGTTCTCGATATTATCTCGCATTCTAAATAACTCTAATATTGTATCTGCCACAATAATATCTCGTTTGTTAGAAAATATATAATTAAGATTTTCGTCATACCATTCACACCATTGGTTTGTAAAATCTCTTAGAGATTCTTGATGTTCGTTCAAAGACAATTCACCTTGAATATTTCTATTTTCATCAACAGCTGTCAAATCAGACCTTTGTTTTAGTTTAGCATAATTAGCATTATTTTGAATAATGAGATAATTTTTAGCTACAATAGAAAAATATGAAAATGCTTTACCTTTACCTTCTTTGAATTTACCTATCTTTTCTGTTAAGAATGCTACTACTTCAGCTTTAATATCTTCATATGGAACATCGAAATAACTAAATC